GTGTGGTGGGAATGAATCAACTAATAGAAAGTTGCAATATGATACACATTCTTAACTATACTGTTGATGGCTATGAGGGGGTCAGTACTTTAAGTTATGCAAAGAAAACCCTTCAAATTGCAAGTGACAGTGAAGGTAATGCTGCTGGTTTCTTTAAAGGTGGTGGAAACTTGGCTGGTATTTTAAAGGCTAATGCACCACTCACAACGGAGAAGAAGAAAACATTAAAGAACAGTTGGAATCAAGCATTTAGCACCAATGGTAACCCAAATGGAGTTGCTATACTTGATGCAGATTTAAGTTTTCAAAGCATTTCTGTTAATCCATCTGATGCCCAACTACTTGAGTCAAGGCAATACAATGTGGTTGATATATGTAGATTCTTTGGTGTATCACCAGTAAAGGCATTTGACCTTTCAAAGAGCAGTTATAACACCATTGAGCAGATGCAATTGGCATTTTTGACAGACACATTACAACCACTTTTAGAGAAGTTTGAAGAAGAATTTGAAAGAAAGTTATATAAACCGTCAGAGAGAGAAAGCATAGATGTTAGGTTTGATACGGCTGCCCTTTTGAGGGCTGACAAATAGTCATTAGCAAACTACTATAACACACTCTTCCAAATAGGAGCTATTACACCAAACGAGATTAGAAGAGACTTGGACTTGCCACAGTTGGAAGATGGTAATGAAACCTACGTACAAGTTAATATGATGAGTTTGAAGAAGATGAATCAAACACCAACAGAAGAGGTTGAAGAAAAAGAAAATATAATATTAGAATCAAAAAAATAATTTCTTTAAATTAGACTTTTTTTAATTAATCTAATATTTATAAATATATAATATAGAATGAGGGAAATTAGAAATACAGATTTTGTAGGATTAACCAAAGATACAAGAAGAGTTGAAGGTTATGCAATTGTTTTCAATTAGCTTTCAAACGACTTAGGGGGGTTCTATGAAATTATAGAGCCAACAGCGTTAAATGATATTATAAATGATTCTACTGTATTGTGTGTGCTTAATCATAACGTTGATAGAGGACTTTTAGCAAAATATTGCAAGGGTTCAGGTACATTGAAGTTAAAGATTGACAACTTTGGTCTATATTACCAATTTGAAGCACCTAATACAGTCCTAGGTGATGAGTTGTTAGAGGGCATAAAGAGGGGTGATATTACAACTTCTTCTTTTACTTTTATTTGTGGTGAAGACGATTGGAAACGAAATGACAACGGAGATTGTATAAGAACCGTAAAGAAAATTAAAGGCATTTACGACGTGTCACCAGTTTACCAAGCTGCCTATAACCAAACTACTGTAAATACAAGGGGATTGGATATACTTAAAAACAAAGAAGCAAAAGAATTAGAAGACTATTATAAAAATCTAAAATCAAAATTATAGTAATGAATACTTTAGAACTGACTGATAAAATTGAGCTATTGACAATCAAAGCTAATGCAGTTTTAGCAAATGGAGAATCAGAGAAACGAAAACTAACAGAGGATGAAACGAATGAATATAACTCCATTTGTCAGGAAATAGAAGATTCCAAGGAAGAGCTAAGAAAGTTAAACTTGGATTTAGAAAAACAAAAAGAAATTAAGAATTTAAATAAAGAAGTTAGAAAAACAATGAAAAATTTTTCTCTTTTGAAAGCAATTAATGATATTGCAAATAACAGAAACTTAGACGAAAGAAGCCAAGAGGTTGTAAATCAAGGCATTGAAGAAATGCGTAAGGCAGGATAGTCATATGGTGGTCAGATTGTATTACCAATTGAAGAGAGAGCTGATATAAAGGCTACAGCTGCAACTGATGGTAAAGAAGTGGTAGCTCAAGACAAATTAAACATTCTTGAACCATTAAGAAATAACTTGGTACTTACTGCTGCTGGTGCTACTTATATGAGTGGTTTGGTAGGCAATGTATCAATTCCAGTTTATGATGGTTCTAATGTAGCTTGGGCTGATGAAAATAGTGCAGCTGCTGATGGTGCTGGTAAATTCAGTGAGGTTAATCTTGAGCCAAAGCGTCTTACAGCCTATCTTGACATTTCCAAGCAGTTCTTAATACAAGATTCTGTTTCAGCAGAGCAAATGCTAAGAAATGACATTGTACGTGCTATCAGTGAGAAGCTTGAATCTACAATTCTTGGCAAGGAAGTTGGTTCTACCAAACAGCCTGCAGGTCTCTTCAACGGTGTTGTGGCTGATAATGCTGCTGTTGATTTCGCTTCAATTGTAGCAATGGAGCAAGCTTTAGAAGAAAAGAATGTAAGTGGTAACTTTATGTTTTTAGTTAGTCCTGCCACAAAGGCAGCTTTGAAGACTACTTTAAAAGACACTAAGAATGCTGTTAGTGGTTATATTATGAGTGGTGACGAAGTTGATGGTATAAAGGTACTTTCAACTAATTCTGTAACTCCAAAGGGTCTTGTACTTGGTAATTGGGCTGATTATGTCATTGGCCAGTGGGGTGGTATTGATTTGACAGTAGACCCATATACACAAGCTGCTAATGGTAAAGTACGTTTGGTGATTAATGCTTACTTTGACGCTAAGCCACGCAGGAATGAAGCATTTGCAAAGAAGGTAATTAAGTAATTATAAAAGAATTAATAATGTATATAGCATTAAATCAAGCTAAAAAACATCTCAATATAGACGATAGTTTCACTGATGATGATTCCTATATCATTCAATTGATATAGGTGGCTGAAGATGCTGTTGAAAAGAATTCCAATATAAAACTTAAAGATATGATTGATGGGGGTGCATTGCCCCCATCCGTTATGCAATCTATTCTTCTTTTAGTTGGGAACTTATATAACAATAGGGACACAACAACATATAGTTCAATTAATGAAGTTCCTTATACATATAAGTACCTTATCAATTTAAATCGAAATTTTGATGTAATGTAATTGGAGGGTAAATTATGGAAAGTGGTAGATTAAACGAAATCATAACAGTAGAGAGACCCACAATTGATTAGAATGGTTTTGGTGGCAATGATATACATTGGAACGAAGTTATAAGGACTAAAGCAGCTGTACAGTTTGTTTCAGGAAATAGAACTAACGAAAATAAAGAGATTGTTTTCAATTATAGCAAGATTTTTACGGTTAGGTATTACCATAAGATAGATGAGAAAGACAGAATTGAATGGAATGGTAAGAAATACAGAATCCTAAGCCTATAGTATGATAAAGGTAAACAGTTTTTACGTATAGTAACAGAGTTAATAAATGAGTAATATAGTAGAAGTAGACCGTTCTTAGGTTGAAGAAATGCTTTCAAAAATAGATTCCACAAGACGAAGCGAAGTTATAATGAAGGCTTTATATGAGGGTGCTAAAGCCCTTAAAAAGGAAACATAGAATGAGCTTACTAAAACTAATATTAGGGTTAATTCTCCATCAAGATTCAACGGAAGAACCTTAATGCAAGGAGTTAATATTAAGCGAGACAATGTATGCCAAGAAATTTCAGTTAATATAATGGGTGATTTTAGGTTGAAATTCTTTGAGAAGGGTACAAAACACAGATATACCAAAGGTCATAATGTAAGTGGTTATATTGATTCACATCATATTAAAAGAGAAGGTAACGGTGGGTATAGGGGTATAATAATACCCAAACATTTCTTCTTGAAGGCAAGAAACAACGAAACACCAATATATGAAGCTATAGAAAAAGTTTTAGATAAAGAATTATGATTAGCAGTTTACAAATTGGCAAAGTTATATATTAGTTGCTTCAGCAAAATAGTAAATTAACTAAAATAGTTGGGAAGAAGATTTACCCATTGATTGCTGATTAGACAACCACTTTTCCCTTTATCATATACAGACGAAGTAGATTATATCAAGGTGATAATAAGGATTACACAGACGAAACAGCCAATATAGAAATTTATATAGCTACTGAAACATATAAAGAAGGAATAGAAATAGCAGAGTTGGTAAGGGAATCATTAGAACATAAAGAAGGGGTATTGGCTGATATTGACATTTCTGATATAGTTTTAGAAGACGCTTCAGAGGAATTTTTAGACAATACCTTTATACAAAATTTAAATTTTAAAATAGAAATAAACAATGGCTAACAAAAAAATAAAAGGTGGAGACCTTATGATGTTCATTGGTGGCAAATCTATTGCACTTGCCACATCTCATTCACTTTCAATCAATGGTGAAACTCAAGACACAAGTAACAAGGACGAAGGAGGTGGTGCTTGGGCTTCCAGTGAAGTATCAAACCTTAGCTGGGCTGGTCAATCAGAAAACCTTTTTAGTGCTACTGGTGACGCTGGTACTACTTATGATGCACTCTTTGATGCAATGGTCAAGATGGAGCCAATCGATATGGTGTTTGGTGTTAAGACAGAGAAGGTAACAGAAGTACCTGAAAGCGGTTGGACTGCTGGTACAGCTCCTAAGTATAGTGGTAAAGCTACTATTACGTCATTAGAACTTAATGCACCTAATGGTGAGTATGCCACCTTTACAGTATAGTTTACTGGTGTAGGAGCTTTAACTAAAGTATCACAGCACTAATCAAAATATATAAGTCCCTATACCTTAGTTAAAGATATAGGGACTTATTTTTTTATACTAAAAAACAAGAAAAGATATTTATATAATGAAGACAATCAAGATTAATAATAAAGATTATAAGATTAAATACACTATCAGAGCACTTTTTATTTTCGAGCAAATTACGCATAAACCCTTTGCTATAAAGTCATTGCTTGACAATTATATATTCTTTTATTGCTTGATTTTGGCCAATAACAAAGACAATGTATTAGATTGGGATGAGTTTATAGACGCATTGGATTCTGATTCAACTTTGTTAAAACAGCTGACCAATATAAACGAAGAAGCATTAAAGAAAGATGCAATATTTAATGATGATTCTTCCAACGAAAAAAAAAGTTAAGTATATCTGAATTATACTCCATATTGGTTTTACAGCTGCACTTTCCGCCTAACTATGTTTTAGATGAAATGGAAATGTACGAGGTAAGGGCTATAATGAAATATCAATACTATGCCCATAAAGACGAGTGGGAAAGTAGCAGACTTATAGCCTACCTTATAGCTCAAACCAATAGTAAAAGAAAATTGTCATTTACTGATATAGTCAAGTTTCATTGGGAAAAGGAAGAAGAATCAGAAGAAGAAGAAACAACT